TAGATAAACCTGAAGTGAAAGAAACTGTGTTAGAGGAACCGCCGAAACAGGACGTACTGGAGGCAAAAGAATGTGATATAGATGAAATACTTATAGCAGCAGTTAAGACACGAAGAATATTGATGGACCATGAAGAAAGTGACATGCCGGAAGACAAGGTAACTATATGTATAGCATACATGAATCGAGTCGTAAGCCAGCTGGAGAAGCTGAGAAAGGAGTAAGAGATGTTTATTAATCCGAATGTATTCAAGAAGCTGGCAACAGCAGCCTGGAAGAATAAAGAGCTGACCATAGGTCACATAGCAGACGAATATGTAATAAGTGGCCGCATGTGGACAATGCATGTAATGGACAAATATATGACGAATAAGGTAAGAGCCATACTTATAGAGTTAATTGGCGAATTTCCTGAAGCGGGGTATGCATATACCTATGGCAAAAGCTGTGATGCACAGCAGGAGATGCCTGAATCTATTCCCAACAATGATAATATATATATCATTCCCGGATTAGCCTGTGAATCAACCCATATTCTAATCACCCGTGACGGTGTAATTCAGCATATGTATCAGGACGAACTGGGTGGCAAGCACCTAATTAATGCAATATACAGTTCAATGATTAGCCAGGATTACATCGAAGAAGAAAAAGGCGAAGTATCATATTATACACCGTACAAGCGTGGAGAATGGATGCTGTGGAGCAACAATATAATGTCCTTTTCGTGCCACACAAGGAATATTAAATACATCAAAGAAAAGGCAGCAGTTGACGCACTTGCAGATATAGATTTGGTATATAACGAAATAGGCACAGAAACCTTGGCATTTCGTATGCAGGCACTAAAAGAAGAGGAGGCTTAAGATGAATAAAGTAATATTGATGGGAAGACTAACCAGGGACCCTGATATCGGATGGACTCAGGGACAGGACCAGACCTGCATAGCCAGATACACACTGGCTGTAGATAGAAGATATAAGCAGGAGGGCGGAGCTACAGCAGACTTTATTGCCTGTGTTGCATTTGGACGTGCAGCAGAATTTGCTGAGAAGTATTTAAAGCAAGGAACAAAAATTGCCATTACAGGACGTATTCAGACTGGAAGCTATACCAACAAGGACGGTAACAAGGTATATACTACTGATGTAGTAGTAGAAGAACAGGAATTTGCTGAGAAAAAGAATTCCGGCAGCAGTCAAGGAGAAGACAGACCAAGACCTGCATCGGATGGATTCATGAGCATCCCGGATGGAATAGAGGATGATTTACCATTTAATTAATAGAGGAGAGATTATTATGACAACCGAGGAAAGAATTAACATAGCAAAAAGCCTATTCCAAAAATCTGCGATGGTAGATTGTTTGGCGGCAGCAGGATATTTCACTGCACCGGCAAGCATTAGCCACCATGGGTCGTATGATGGCGCACTTTTTGACCATTCGTACATGGTCACTAAAACACTGCTTGATATGACAGACCGATTAAATCTTGAATGGGAACGCATGGAATCGCCCATTATAGTGGGTATGCTGCATGACCTTTGCAAAATTGACAGCTACGTAAAAATCAGCAAAGCCACAGGCGCCTATGAATACAAGTGGAATAAAAATCAAATTATTACAGGTCATGGGGACAAGAGCTGCATTATCGCGCAAAAATACATATGTATGACGGAAGAGGAAATAGCCTGCATCAGATACCATATGGGCGCATTTACAGCCAAAGAGGAGTGGACCGCATATACAAACGCAATACATAAATATCCTAATGTATTGTACACGCACACTGCAGACATGATAGCAGCGCACATTATCGGCGTATAAATGAAAAAAGGAGAGGGTGTATATGACAAAGGAGCAGCTGTCACAGCTAACACATATTAAAACCGAAATCGATGACCTGCAAAAACGCATAGATGAAATGCAGGCATTATACGACAATATGCCAATAGTACATGACAAGGTGCAGGCATCAATGACCGAGCATCCATACATTCAGTCGTCGGCCAATATTAGTGGTCAGGACGAGGAAAGCCGGGCTAAAATACGGAATGCAATACGGAAAAAATACGCACTGATTAGGGACCGTCAGGCGGCAGCAGCCGCGGCAGAAGCCGAGATTATGGAATATATAAATACAATATCAGATAGCCGAATCAGGCAGATGTTTACGTTCAAATATATCGATAATATGACGTGGGCAGAAATAGGTACAAAGATGCATTGTGAACGCTCCACAGCGGAAAAAACTGTGGAGCGATATCTGAAGAGGCACTAGGAGATGGAAACAACGAAAAAGCAATGTGCAAGCTGTATATATAGGGGTAATGATTCTAATTTAGGCGGACTTTTTTGCGACTACAACGACATTGAGGGATAACCATGCCCTGCAAGAGCATGTACAGAGTATAAGCGTGGAGCAAAAAGAAAAGGACAAAGCACGTACGATAAAAGATAATAGAGTGAGTTGACCCAAAGCACGCATCCCCCAAAAAATTGACAGCACACAAAAAACAATGTAAAATTTACATTATCAGCTAGGGGATAAATCAGCTGAAATACAGAGGAAAGACGGTAAGCACCATGAGATGAAGCCAACATGAAAATTGCACTTTGACACATTTAAAGAAAGGCGCTCCATAGGGGCAAAGGTGATATATGGAAAAAGAAAAGACAAGCGGATCATCTGCTACCAGAGCTAAAAACAAATACAATGCAAAAGCATATGATCGATTTTCGGTAACGGTGCCTAAAGGAAAAAAGACTGAAATTGATAAACTAGCACAAGAACTGGGATATACTAGCCGTAATGAATTTATAATCGCGGCAATTAATGATAAAAGAAAGATTATATAAAAATACTTGCATAAGTATAAAAATACTTGACAACATACTGATGCAAGTATACAATATAATTGTAGCAAGGAGATAGCAGGAAAGGAGATAAATATGGAGGATAACAAAATGACAAACAACCAGTTCAAAGGAATAATAAAAATGATAATAGCATTAATCAAGAATGATACACCAAAAAATGAATTGCTGGAATACTTAACAGAACTGATAAAAGAATAAAAATTAAATAAAGAGATAGAGGGGCGGACTCCAAACATTCCTGCTAACCGCCCCCGATGTTTAAAAATAATATAGCAGGAAAGCAAAAAAAAATCAATAACTATTCATATGAAAAAATTATGCGATGAGAAACCAAATTTCACACAATTCACATTTTAAGGTGTTATAATTAGTACAAGTCAAAGTAACTAAATTTCCCCCCTACGTGATTGTTGCTGTGATGAGTACCCATAAAACATTAATCGCGGAAAAAGACGTTTTATATTATAAAGCGTCTTTTTCTTATGCGAAAAAAGAGCAAAGCATGAAGCCAGAAAGCGAGGAGCAAATGGACTGGAGCACGATTATAGTGGCCGTGGTTAGTTTTGCCGGCACCTGTGTAGGAAGCTGGGGCGGCCTTAAACTGATGTCATATAGAATAGCGCAACTGGAGAAAAAAGTGGAAAAACATAACAATTTTGCCGGGAGGATGCCGGTAGTGGAAGAACAGATTAAGGTTATTAATCATAGACTTGACGATTTGGAAAATAACGAAAAACACGAACATAGATAAGAATATTATTGGTGGCAGCAGGCCATATAATAACATACCATTATCTGACCCCTGAAAGGATATTTCCTCCACTTTTCAGGGTTTTTTGTAGTAAATATTTGAAGAAATGAAAGAAAGGTGGTACGAATGGCGCGGAAATTGACTGAAAAACAGCAGAGATTTGTAGAAGAATATCTAATAGACCTAAATGCAACGCAAGCGGCTATTCGTGCGGGTTTTTCACCAAAAACGGCAGAACAGCAGGGTAGCCAACTACTTAAGAAAACTTTAGTTTTGGAAAGCATTAGCAGAGCTATGGCAGCAAGGAGTAAGCGGACAGGAATCAGTCAGGACAGGGTAATTATGGAGCTGGCCAAGATTGCTTTTGTAAATATTGACGAACTTATCAACACCGATGATGCCAGCATCAAGAAAACGGCCACAGCAGATGACCTTGCTTGCATACAATCCATAAAGGTTAAGACCACTGATACAGACAAGGGAAAAGCAACAGAGCGGGAAATTCGATTATGTGACAGGATGAAAGCCTTGGAAATGCTCGGGAAGCATTTGGGAATATGGAAAGACAAGCTGGAAGTTGATGGAGATATGGAACTGAATATTAACATTGATTATGGCAGTGGTGGTGCTGATTGAATATAAAAGTTCAGATGAATCCCAGTTTCAGGGAAGTAGATACTAGCCGAAAAAGATATGTAGTCATGAAAGGTTCAGCCGGCTCAGGCAAGAGCGTTGATACCGCTCAGAATTATATATTAAGACTGATGCAGGATAAAGGCAGGAATCTTGTGGCTATGCGAAAGTCTGATATAACAAACCGTGACAGTACATTTGCAGAACTGAGTGGAGCAGTATATAGAATGTTTGGCGACAGATATGAAAAATACTGGCAGGTGAATAAGTCTCCGCTGATGTTGACCTTTAAAGGAAATGGCAATCAGATAATATTTCGAGGAATGAATGATGACAGACAGAGAGAGAAGCTTAAGTCTATAACATTCCCCAAGGGTAAGCTGACTGACATATGGATGGAGGAGGCTACGGAGTTTACTCAGGCTGACCTTGAAATCATAGACGACAGATTACGAGGAGAGCTCCCGGAGGGACAGTTTTATCAGATAAGAATGACCTTTAATCCTGTTAACAAAAATCATTGGATAAAAAAGGTATTTTTTGATTTGACAGACAACAATGTGTTAACGCACCATAGCACATATTTGGATAACAGATTTATAGATGATGCCTACAAGGCACGAATGGAAAGGAGAAAGAAAGTAGACCCTGAGGGATACAGGATATATGGACTTGGTGAGTGGGGCGAAATAGGCGGGCTCATCCTGCACAACTGGGAGATTAAGGATATATCACTAAATCTTAATGACTATGACGATATAGCCATAGGGCAGGATTTTGGCTACAACCACGCAAATGCAATACTTCTTCTTGGCATAAAGGATGACAATATATACGTACTGGATGAGATATATGTACACGAGAGGGACACGGCTGAGATAATACCTATGGCTATAGCAAAAGGGATACCAACAACAAGGACTATGTACTGTGATTCAGCGGAGCCTGACAGAATTGCTATGTGGAAGAAAGCAGGATTTAGGGCAAGAGCAGTAGAAAAGGAAACCAAAGGCGAAAAGAAATATCAGACAGCACAGATTGACTGGCTAAAAGGTATAGTAAGTAAGGATAAAGTTATTAAGCGTCACATATATGTCCATCCTCAGTGCGTGAATACCATCAAGGAATTACAGCAGTGGAAATGGAAAAAGGACGAGCGTACAGGTGAATACCTGGATGAGCCGGTACCCATAATGGATGATGCCATGGCAGCCCTAAGGTATGGAGTGGAAGCCTGGAGAAAGAATAAAAGCTGGATATACTAGCAGGAAAGGCGGTGCAATAGTGCTGACAGTTGAGGAGATAGAACAGTTTATTAATGACGATGCGACTTCTGAAAAGAAGAGGTTTGCAAAAAAGGGACAATCTTACTACGATGGTGACCACGATATCAAGGGTTACCGTCTTTTTTATTACAATGAAAATGGCGACCTGGTAGAGGACAAGACTAGAACCAATATCAGGATATCTCATCCCTTTTTTACAGAACTGGTAGACCAGGCGGTTCAGTATATACTATCCGGTGATAAAGGCATAGTAAGGTCCGATATACCCGGACTCCAGAAAGAACTGGATAAATATTTCAATAATAATGACGATTTTATGGCTGAGCTGTCAGAAGTATTGACAGGATGTCAGGCAAAAGGGTTTGAATATATGTATGCCTATAAAAATGCAGAAGACAGAACATCATTTGAATGTGCTGATTCCATAGGCGTAATAGAAATACGTGCGAAAGATACAGACAGCAACTGTGAGCACATAATATGGTGGTACATAGACCGTATAGATAAAGGTCACAAGACAATAAAACGCATACAGGTATGGGATAAGGATGAGACCTGGTATTATGTTAAGAGCGATAATGGCAAGATTGAGTTGGATAACTCAGAGAAGATTAATCCAAAACCACATATATTGTCCAAGGAGGACGGAGACCCCAATACATACTATGACGGATATGGATTTATACCATTCTTCAGGCTGGACAATAATAAAAAGCAATTTAGCGGAGTAAGGACAGTTAAGGACCTGATAGATGACTATGACCTAATGGCAAGCAGTCTTTCCAATAATTTGGTTGATTTTGATATGCCCATACATGTAGTAAAGGGCTTCCAGGGTGACAATCTTGGCGAGTTGCAGAGAAACATCAAAACCAAGAAGATAGTGGGTGTTGATGAAAATGGAGATGTAGAAATCAGAACGGTAGATATACCATATCAGGCAAGGCAGACTAAGCTTGAGCTGGATGAAAAGAATATATATAGATTTGGCATGGGTCTAAATACCGCAGGGCTTAAAGATACCAATGCTACCACCAATATAGCTATCAAGGCTGCATATTCGCTTCTGGATCTTAAATGTTCGAAGCTTGAGATAAGGCTGAAACAGTTCCTCAGGAAACTGGTGAGAGTAGTGATTGATGAAATCAATCATAAAAATAACGCTGATTATCAGGCAGCAGACGTATATTTTAAATTTGACCATGAGATAATGAGCAATGCTCAGGAAAATGCCCAGATTGCACTCACAAATGCGCAGGAACAGCAGACCAAGATTACTACACTGCTTAATTTGGCGGCTCAGTTAGATCAGGAAACAATAATACAGGGAATATGTGACATATTGGATGTTGATTATGAGGAGATTAAGGATAAGATACCAAAAGAGGACGATTCAATAGAAGATGCACAGAGGACTCTTGACTCCATGACTGGCGGTGGTGCCGGTGAATAAGCGGCAAAAGGAAGCGCAACAGCAGCACCTGAACAATGAAAAAGATGTAATACAGGAACTAAAGAGTACTTACAAAGAGGCGCTTGAGGATATAAATGACAAAATAAATATGCTTATGGCCAGACAGGATGCAGACATGCAGCATGTAATATATCAGATTGAGTATCAGCAAGCCCTTAAAGGACAGGTAGAAACAATACTGGGTCAAATGCAGACCAATCAGTTTACTTCCGTATCAGAGTATCTGACTAAGTGCTATGAAGATGGCTTTATCAGCACCATGTATGACCTGCAGGGGCAGGGCATACCGCTTGTTATGCCTATAGACCAAAAACAGGTGGCTACAGCTATGCAGCACGAGACAAAATTGTCAGAGAACCTATATACAGCCTTAGGTAAGGATGTAAAAACCTTGCAGAAGCAGATATCAAGCGAAATAAGTCGAGGCATATCAACAGGATTATCATTTTCAGACATGGCAAGAAACATATCAAGCTATGCCGGCATCAGTAGGAATAAGGCAATGAGAATAGCCAGAACAGAGGGCCACAGGATATCTTGTCAAGCCACATCAGACGCGCAACAAAAAGCAAAGGATAAAGGCGCAGACATAGTAAAACAGTGGGATGCCACACTTGATGACAGGACCAGACCAACACACATGAAATTGAATGGCCAAATTCGAGAACTTGATGAACCATTTGAAGTTGACGGAATGGAAGCCATGGAGCCAGGGGGATTCGGTATAGCCTCTGAGGATATCAACTGTCGATGTGCTCTTTGCTCTAAGGCACGCTGGATGTTGTCAGAGGATGAAACCAAGTATCTGGGAGATGTAGAGGAAATGTCAGAAGACCGCAGAGAAGATATTGCGGAGAAGCTCGGTATACCTGCAGATGAACTGGAAAACTACAGTAAGCAGGTAGTTCCGTTAAAGGCAAAAGACTACACCGATTTCAAAGAGCAGTACAGCAGGATATGGAATTACGATAATCAGGGCAAAACCATTGCAAATAATGATGAAAGTAGTAAAATAAATATCAATAAGTATATAGGAAAAAAGATAATAACTACAGACAATAAAAGTGTTCGACAGTGGTATTATTCAAATGTTCATGATATACCTAATCAGATAGATAAAACAAAGAACTATGAAGACCAGGCATACCAGGCTTTTAATCTTAGAAACAAGTATAAGCACGAGGCGAGAGTTGCTATGTCAGATGCGAAAACAGTTAAAATGCTGGAAGAGAAAAGACCGGCGCCTACTTTTGAAAGCTTACTGATAGATAAAATGGATAGAAAGAATATGTCAAAAAAAGAAGCACTAGAAGATATACTAAAAACTGCTTCAAAAACAAATGTAAAAGTTGATAGTGAATTTGGATTGGGTGGTGATTAGAATGTATGAGTACGATTATACAATATGGCCTGATAACAGCACACTAAAATTTAAAGAAACATGTGATAAGATAAAAACACAGTTTCCTAATGCAGAGGAAAAAGAGCTGCTTATAGATGTGGATGGGTCTACCATACAGATATACAAGGAAAATAATAAAGAAATAACTGTTTTTGATGACTATGACGTAGGTGCAGTATTTGTTAAATCAGAAATCGAGTTACCGATGTTCGCATAAAAACAACCAAGTTGCACCGGTGCAACCATGAATTGAATAAAAGATAAACCAAGACAGCCAATGTCAATATGATATAGGCTGTCTTTTTTGCGCAATATTTAGAGAGGAGGTGAAAGAGTATGAATATAACACAGATAGGGACAGTTGTAGCTATCGTGGTAATAACATACCTGATAGGTCTTGCTGCAAAGCAGATTAGAAAGATTCCGGATGAGGCTATTCCTGTGGTAGTAGGTGTAGCAGGCGGCATCCTTGGGGTGTTAGGTATGTATGTAATTCCTGATTTTCCGGCAAATGACATTCTTAATGCTGTAGCAGTAGGAATAGTAAGTGGGATGGCAAGCACTGGAGTCAACCAGATATACAAACAGAATATCAAAGAGAGTGAGGAATGAATATGAATGTAATTTTGGGAAGTGCCCGAGTCGATGAAAGAGGAAAAGCACAAGGCGGAGCTGCAGGCGACCAGAAGCAGACTTCAAATACCAATGATATGGTGGGAGAAGTAAGTATGCAAAAATTTTACAATCACAGCAAGGGTTGGTACATATTGAGGCCAAAGAGTGTGGATGTGGCAAACAAGATAGCTGTAGCCATGAAGACTGCCTGTAATAATGCCAACATAGGATATGATCAAAGTAATCGGCTGGGAATAATAACATATGGAACAGCAACAAAGACTAAGACAGAATGTGACTGCTCCTCGTTGGTAAGACAGTGTGTAAAAGAAGCCTCTGGTAAAGATCCGGGAAATTTCACCACGGCAACGGAGGTAGCAGTACTTGAAAAGAGCGAATTATTTGAAAAACATATTGAGTATACTTCAGGAACTACGCTATATACCGGAGATGTACTGGTAACCAAGACACAGGGGCATACAGTTGTAGTAGTAAGCGGAGCATCAAGAATAGGACAGTATTATGATAAATATACAGGTGATTCTTTAAGCATAGTCGTAGCATTATCGGCGGTAGGAGAAAAAGATACCACAAAGACGCATAGAACCAAGATTGCCAGTGCAAACGGTATCACGGGATACACAGGAACGGCTGATCAGAATCTGTCTATGGTACAGTTGATTAAGCTAGGCAAACTAAAGAAAGCATAGAAGCATCCGGTTTGTAATATGACCGGGTGTTTTTTATATGTCCGAGAACCTTAAGACATTTAAAAGGCGGGTTAATTTGCCCGGATGCAGGGCATTTAAAAAGGCATCTTTGTCACCGGATGGCACCGGATAAAACAGCGGCAAAAGGAAGAAGAAAACATGGATTTTTTAAAAGAGATTTTAGGCGAAGAGATGTATGGCCAGTTATCTGAAAAAATTGATGCCTATAATGGCAAAGAGGAAAACAAAGACAAGCAGATTAAGATTGCAAACCTTGGTTCTGGCGAATATGTAGGAAAAGGCAAGTACGAAGCTTTAGATGCGTTGCTCAAGGGTAAAGAAACAGAACTTACCACTGCAAATGGGCTTATAGCAGAGCTCAAGAAAGGAACCAAGGGCGATGAGGGGCTTCAGAACAAAATATCCGGATATGAAACCCAGGTAGCTCAGTTGCAGAAACAGCTTGAAGAGACAAAGCTTAAGGCAGCAGTCAAAGTTGCGCTTCTTTCGGAGAAAGCAGCAGATATTGATTACCTAACCTACAAGCTGGATGAAAAATTAAAGGAAAATGGTGAGGTACTGGAGCTTGACGAAAATGGCAACATTAAGGGATGGGATGATAAGCTCACAGGTTTAAAGACGCAGTTTCCTAATATGTTTGAATCGGCAGCAGGCGGTAAGAAAGTCCTCGAGAACAGGCTTCAGCATGGAGATGGTGAACGCATTACAGAGCCTAAAAATCTAGCAGAAGCATTACAGATGCAATATGAGTCAGAAAATTAAGAGAAAGGTTAAAAAGGTGATTAATTATGCCAATGACACTTGAGGAAATAAAAAAGGGTATGGAAGACAAGGTATTTGACCAGATTGTAGACATATTCCTTAGAGAATCTACAATATTACAGAAACTTCCATTTGATGACTGTGTAAGCGTATCAGGAGGCTCAACAATGAAGTATAAGTATCTAAGAAAGGTACTGCCGGCAACTGCCGAATTCAGAAAACTTAATGGTTCCTATACAGCATCAGCCGCCACAAAACAGGAATGTGAAGCTTCACTGGCCATAATGGGTGGAGCAGTACAGATGGACAGAGTGTTAAACAAGGTGGCAGGTAGATTTGATAATATGGCTTATCAGATAGAGGAGCACATTAAGGCTGTTGTATCATTATTCCACTATACGTTGATTAATGGTGATGCCACAACAACAGCATCAGGAGAGCATCCGGAGTTTCAGGGCCTGGATTCAATGCTTGCCGGCACCAGCACAGAATTTGGTACAGATAAGTAT